GAAGTTCCGTAATTTTAGCAATTTCAGCGCGAATTACTGCTGAATCAAAAAAACTCATTTTCCTCCTAGAACAAATTCCTTTAAAATATGAGTATAACGTTGTATATCAATATTTAGAAAGGGTTTATACTTTTTTATTCGTCTTGATACTAAGTTCCAAACAGGATCATCAAGTCTTTTATCATAAACACTCGAAAAATCTAAAATACTATTTAAAATCATAAAAGTTTCAAGTGAAATATTTGATTGTAGATACTCTTTAAGAATCGGTGGATGTCTTCCTCTTTCAATAGCAAACATTTTATCAAAATTCTTAGAGTCAAAAATTGACTCCGATTCTTCCTTAAAAGTATATGCGAGAGATTGAACTCTCTTTCTCCAAGAAACATAATTAGTTTCTCCGTTCTTGATAATTTCACCTATCCACATTCTTTCGGGATCATCGCAAGAAACAAAATTGGCAACAAAAAAGTCTAAAATCTCTCGATCTGGTTTTTGTCTTGATAACTTTTCAAACCAATAGCGATCTCTCCTTTTATAAAAGGATTGAAGAGATGCTCGACTTTTTCCGCAATACTTATGATAGTCGTAATTATCTTTGCAGAAGTGTTGCTTCATGGAAAGATAAGTCTTATAGCAATCAAATGGAGACATTATGAAAAAACTAATAGAGGCAAATTTTTTCTGGGAATTTTTTTCGACCTAAATGGAATTAAAGAGGCAATTTTGCTCGCGAGGACCTCTTCAAGTAGTTAAATCGCATGGCTTCACCACGAATCTTTTCTTTGAGTGGTTTCGAAATCAGTTTAGGAACAGATTCGATGTCCAAACTATTTTGCTCACAAAAATAAACGATAGCATCAATGTATGTCATGTTCTTATCGTTTTGAACAATTTTTTCAATCTCTTGTGCAAATCTAGACGGGCAATAAAACTTGCTCTCTAAAACTTTTTCAAGTTCTTTTTCCATAGGTTTCCAGTTTGTATTCCACAAACTCTCTAATGTACTGAGCGAGTAATTTAATGTATTTGGTTTTATCATATTCTTCATAAACAACGCATTCTCCGTTTTCACATGCCATAAGGATTAAAAGTTTTTTTACTGGTATGTTCGTCAACTCATAGAACATACAGGCATAAGCTGCCGCTTGAACAAAATAATGATCAATCCAATTTCTTGGTTTTGGTTTCTTAGAAGTTTTAAAGTCAATGATTGCTAGTTCACCATTATATTCAGCAATACAATCGACTGTTCCAGCAACTCCAAGTTTTTTACTAAACAAAGACTTTTCAAGAGCATGAATATTATTAATTTTGTTCAATTCCTTTTTTGAAATACGAAAAAGCATTTCTGAAATGGGAAGAACATCAGTTGGCAAATTATCATTCTTTAAATACATCTCAGTAAGTGAGTGCATATCAGTTCCACGACTTGTTGCCTGACGTGTAATTTTGTCTGCTTCTTCTTGACCGATCTTTCTTCGCCACTCAGCAAAGAATTCTCTATTTTTGTGACTCGTAACTGATGTGATTGATACTAAGCGAAGGAGTTCGTTACCATTTGGAATTTTATAGTAACGAACTCCATCGATTGTTTCTCTTTCAAGACTCGGAAGATCACATTCTACATGATTAAATTTCATATTTAAGTAGTTTCGCTTTTGGCAAGAAGATATTCTTTAACAATTCCTGATCTTACAATATCATCAAGATTAAATTCTATTATATCAAAAGAAGGCATTTTACGCAAAATTTTGATGAAGTCAATAATACCGTTTCTCTCATTTGTTTTGATAAGATCACTCTGAGTGGCATCACCGCAGAACATGATCTTACAATTCTCACCAACACGAGTGATAATAGAATCGAGCTCGTGAAAATTCAGATTCTGAAATTCATCGACGAGAATAATTGAACTGTCAATAGTTGTGCCACGAAGAAATGATGTGCTCCAAAACTTGATTGTCTCTTGATTTTTTAGATTACCATAGAGCATTTCAAATTCTGCATCGGATGTCATCTCAAACATGTATTTCACCATGTTTTTGTAAGGAATTTGATAAAGTGAGGACTTGTCTTCATGATCACCAGGAAGAAACCCAATTTCACGAGTAGAAACAAGAGACCTAACAATATAAACTTTTTCGTAAGGTAACGTTTCATCTAAAACATCTGCAATCGCATTGTAAAGAGTGATAAATGTTTTACCAGTTCCTGCTGCTCCATAGGCAACAATATTTTGACCATTTTTGTATGCATCAAACAGTAGTTGTTGATTTTTGGTAATCGGATCAATATCAATGAGGAAATTATGGTTAATTGGTTTTCTTCTCTTCATCTGTTTCGCTGTCATTCCAACGCCAATATTTTCGCTGGAAACACTTGTTTTCCTTCTTGCCATAATTTCTAACCAATTTTCTTGACAGTGGATCCAGGTGCCTTAGATGCCTTTTCGAGGACATCATTCCACCCTGGATTTTTTTGAATCAACTTATCTCTCCACTCTCCAACCTCTCCGACACCTGGAATAGTTGATAGGTCAGACCAATCTCTATCCCAATCAGGATTATCTTTTTTCCACTGGTCCCAATCATGAACACTCAAAACTACTTCTTTGCGTTCACCAGTTTGTTTGTTAAAAACAGGATAAGTTGCCATTCTTTCTTATAATATGTGTGTTTATTTATTAAGTCCACTCAAGTGCTTTTGAAACGGTTGGAAAATGTTCGCAGAAAATTGCTTTGCACATACTAGCAATTTTCATATGCTCCTGTTGTGTTTCATGCCCACTACGAAGGTCAATATATGTTATCCATGACCTGCAAGATCCGCTCATATAGATGCGTGTGGGCGTCGCTAAGGGCAGTACAAACCTTGCACATTCCTTAGCAACTCCCTGAGTCAATAGAAAATTATATACATCTTGAGCATCACGAAACAAATCTTGTATCATTTTATTCATGGCAAATACTTTTTCTTCCTCAAGGTCATCAGTAGAATTTTGACGATTCTTTGTATCCTGACGACGCAACTCTGGAATTGGGATGTCTGATGCTAAGAGATTAGTATCTGCATAGTGTTGTGAAAATTCTTGGAATGTAAAAGACCTATGATGCAAAATTTGAGCTGCGATTGCTCTCGATGTCTCAATTTCAAGAGTCATAAAAGATTGTTCAAATACAGACCAGTGCTCATGAACAATACAATATTTGAGTAGACCTTCAAATGAAGGATTGTCTTGATTATTTGGATTAGAAACACGAGCAATATATGCCATGTTTTCCTCAGGATTGGGTGTACATTGCACAAATTTAACACTATTCATTCAACACTCCTCACAGTTACTTCTTTTGTATTCCTTACGAATTTTTTTGAGTTGTTTTAATTCTTCTTTGATAAGTTGATAAGTTTATAGGCAGCGTCGCTATCAATTTTATCTCCCATTTCCATAGCAATGATTACATCTACTCTGGTTCCAAAATGAGATAGAGCTTTTTCAAAACAGTCTAAATCTTCATACATTTTTTGATCCTCTACACTGTTCAGCAAGAATGTCTATACGAGCATCTAAGGAATTTTCCATTCGATAAAGTTCATTTGTAGTTCCTACATTTTCTCTTTCCAATTTCTCGATTCTATTTTCCAACTCAATGAGTTTTGTATAAACATTAATATCTTCGACTATTGGTTTTTGTGATGGAGAGAAAAACCACCTAATAAGTTTAATCATTCCAACTTTGTTCGTTCAGGTACATTCTAAAATACTTATCGATGTTTGTACAGTCCTTGTTTCCTTGACTGACCCAGAAATCACAAAACTCAAATACTGCTCTACAATGATCATTTAAGTAATGCATCAAAGCTCGTAAACATTCTGCTCTAATTTGCAATCTTTCCTCTGAATATCTCCAATCGTTTATTGTATTTTCGTTTTTTGTATAAAGACTCTCATTGTTAATCGGGTGCGCCATCGTCCTCGTCGTAAGTTGAGTAGTTTGTTTTGAAACCAGGAAGTTTATTTAAATCTACTGACGTTTTATAAGAATCAACATCAGAGTACACCTCAGATTCTAACGCTTCTACGACAGATTTCAATTGTTTTACAATTTCTTTTAGTTTTTGACGATCCATAATAACGCCTCACTCTTATTAGTTATACAAGATGAACGTTAGAGGATTATTATATCTCTACACATATTATATAGGAAGTTTTGTGTGTATTTCCTGATACAATTTTTAAAATTGTTCTGGATTCTCTTCCAATTCTTTTAGAAGTTCACTAATAATCTCTTCCGTCCCATACATTTGCTTTAACTCAAACATTAGAGACTTCATATATTTTTTAAGTTTCTTATACTTTTTGGTTAGTTTTGCAATCTCATCAAAGTCAACGGTGATTTTTGCATCTTTTCCAACTCTTCCCTCATTAGGAACTCCACCAAATCCCGCACTCATCTTGATTTATTTCCTTTACTAATTTTCTTATCAGAACTCCCCCATACTTTTGGATTTACTCTACCTTCAGATTGTTTAAATCCCTTAAATCCTTCTCTATATCTGTCCCAGTAATAATCAAAAATTTCAACTTGTTTATCTGGAATTACTAGGTCATAACACATTCTACCTTCGTCTTCATACCAAACCAGGTAGCAAGTATGTGGCAAATTTCGATCATTTGCCACAGACGGATCACAATCCTGATGCAAAATTTTCAAGTCCTATTCCCCCATTTAATATCTGGATAAGCTTCCTGAACAACTATAAATGAAATATTATACTTATCAGTTAGTTTTTTGTCCTTAACCAGGATAAGGATTTCTGCTTCTTTTGGGTGAAGCATTTCAAGAATGTTAATAAACATCGTCTCTCTTCTGAGACTCGAAAGTTGATCGTTACCGCCTTTTACAAAGTTGAAAAGTTTTGTCCATTCTTTTCTGAGACTTGAACGAAGACGACCCTTTTTATCCTCATTCATTGAAGATGAACTGGACCTATCCAAAGCATCCACTGCAAAGTTAATCTTATCACTCAGACTTCCGCTTTGAGTTGCTCCCTCATTAAAAGTATTATATGGAACTGGACCCTCTGGAATAGCAGAGAGAATACTTTCATCAAAATTCCAAATAAAAAGTGATTTAATAGAATCGTGAGAGTAGTTTTTAAGAACCTCCACCTTTTTGGCATTGCTTCTTTGTTTCGATGCTAATTCAAGCACCTCGTATGCCATTGGATTTTGTGGAAGAATTTTAATAGTTTCAGTCTTCTTCTTCGTCGTCGTCGTTGATGTTGTCATAGTCATTTTCAAATCTTACTGCTAAAATTTCGTCAGGTATAATGTTTCCATTAGAATCGAACATCTCAGGATGTGTATAAACTGGTGCTGTCTGGTAAAAATGTTCTTTTGCCATCCATCCGATTACACCACCTAAAAAGAAGAACATGATTGAAACTAATGTTCCGATGGTGAGGGTTGCTGCTAACATTGTTCTACTCCCGAGATTTACTTTTTCTAATATCTAAAAAAGTGTCAAAGTGAAAGTGTATTTCTCGGTTGAAAAAAGAAATCACTTTTCCAAAAGTCACTCTGAAACTTTTTGGTTTTTCCTGATTTCTTCTCCTTTTTTTATTTCGTAAGAGCAATTCAAATCCACGATTGATTTGAGGATCTTGTTCTTCTTTATTTAGATCTAAATCAGATTCGTTGTCGCTCATCATACATGATTGTTCTCCTTCAAGTATTTAATTGTCTCAGAACATCCACCAATCGCTTCATCATCTACAACGACTTGCGGAAAAGTAGAACCATTTCCAAATTTACGATAAAACTCTTCACGAGTGAAGTCTTGATCTAATTTATAGATTACATGCTGCAACTCTGCCAATTGTAGCACCTGTTCAACTTTTGTGCAATACGGACAACCATCCTTTGAATAAACTGTGAATTTTTTCATATCTCAATATGCAACGTTTTTTCTTGGTTTATATCGATACAAGGCAGTATTATTTTCTGCATTTACCCATCTTAGTATATCATCTTTTCTCTGTTGAGTAAAGAATTCTTGTTTCTCGTACCACTCTTCCCATGGAGTATGACTTTTATCTTGATTGCAGTCATGGCAGCAACAAACAACATTTGTTGCAAAGTCTGTTCCGCCTTTTGATCTAGGAATCACATGGTCTATTGTGAGATTTTTAGTTTCTCTACAATACGCACATTGATTTCCCCATTTACTTTTTATCATTTTTCTCCACTCTCGTTTAGCTTCTGACGGGCAACAAGTCTGTAAATCGAACAGATACTCGTCGGGAGTGAAGTATTTCAGCATAAGCAAGATTCGTCTTACTAATATTTATTCATTTTCAAGTTCTTTTAAGTGATTAATCCACCACTGAGGATCTTTTTGTACTTTCCAATTAGGAACTTCCATTCCCTTTTCAGAGTAGTACTCAAAAAGAGTGCTATCGATAATCTGTGCGATCTCCATATTCCTCTTCCTCCTCATCAACGTCTGCATATGGATTGTCCAAATATGGTCCTCGTTTCCTAAATGGTTCTTGTCGTACATATGAAGACTCTGTATTAACAGCAGACATCCACACAGCAAGTTTCATTGCTATGTAAATCACTGCTATTGGTGTAAAACAAGCAGCAAGGACGATTGGTTTCAAT